GTAGCCACAGCCACGGATCGTAAATGCTCAAGAGTTTTCTCCAATCCTTTGTTAGAGTTTGTCATTAGTGGGTTGTCCATAATGCCTGTCATAGACACACCAAGCAAGCGCTCTTCTGCTGTGTTGTTCTGCCAGACCTTACGCAGATAAGGGAACTTAATCATGGTAGACTGGATCGTACCTAAGATGGTAGCCAGCTTAACCTTACGCTCAAGATCCTCAATGGTATCAGTCGCACGTACTACGCACTCCGTTAGGTTGCAAAACTGATATGGGCGTAAAATGATTTCAGAACAAGGGTTTGTACCGAACTCATGGTTAGGATCACGCCGCCCAAACTTAGCTGCTTGCTTCTTGGATGCCTCACGGTTGAAGATACCACGCTCACCAGACTTAGACTCAACCAGTGCAAGCCACTCACGCATGAATGTTTCCATGTCTGGCTTCTCAGTGTAGCTTACAGAGTTGTTAGCCAAGGCACGATGCCCTGCAGTCTCCCACCACTGTCCTGACTTAGCGTGACGCATCCGGTCATCACTGAGATTAGACAATGAGATCATAGCTGAACGTCTCACGCCACCTACAACCACGATCTGACCAATGAAGCACATCAGGTCATGACATTCCATAGAGCTAAGCTTGCGTCCTTGTGCCGCCTTGAAGGTAGACACAGCAAAGTTAAATAGTTCTACAAGTGGCGCTGGGCCTGACGCTCTACCGCCAAATGTTTTAAGTCTTGCACCCGCAGGACGTACACGAGAGACATCCCACTTAGGAATCTCACCAGCCCAGAGGAGGGCAAGAACTTGACGGAACCCCTTAGCCCAACCTTCCTTACTGTCCTTAACGACAACGATAGACTCACTCTCGAACAGCTCAGGTACTTCTGGGAGCTTGCTGATGAACTGTCGCTCGACACTGAACCCAACACCAGTACCACAGAGAAGGATGTACATAGCCTCATCGAATGACTTAGGGTCATCTACGGGTAGGTAGCTACAGTTGTAGCCTGCAGTGTTGTCACGATCAAGCGCTGGGCCAGCTGTCATCATAGCTCTCATAGAAGGCATGATCTCTTGACCAAGGATAGCCTGCTCAATGTCGGTGATGTAAGAGTTGTCACCTGTCACACGGCGCACTACGTTATCCATGTAGCGGCTTACTGTCTTACTCCATGACTCACGGCCTTCCCCGTCAAAGTATTTGGCATAGCGTGACTTGTGAATGAATGCTTGATAGTCTGTTGGTAGTTGATTGCTCATCGGTTGTCACCTGATCCTTTAATAACGCCACGTCTTGCACGGCTGTTTAGCTTATCCATATTAATTTGTAGTACCTCTGTGAGGTCACTGTGAAAGTAATTAGCTAGGGCTGTAGCGTAGAACACAACGTCACCTAACTCTTTAACAATCTCATCTGAGTTAACCTTGTTTGAGTCACGCAGTAGCTTCTTGATCTTCTCAGCTACCTCACCTGCTTCACCTACAAGGCCTAATGTATTTTCTACTAACCGGGTCTGACCTTCCGTAACTATCTTTCCCTCAACCCAGTATGAGTAGTCCTGCGTATTTACATCCATCATATCAGCGAATGCATCTATGTCTTCTTTAGTAATCATGTATCTCTCTCCCTTACATTAATACTTATAATGTTAACGTCATCTATATCATAGAATGTATCATTGATTAGATCACTTACATCCTCTGTATGTGCATCCTCATACGAACCTAGTATGTTGTTGTTCTCATCCACTTGAATAAGGAATGATACACTAAATGTTCTATGCGGCATATTACTTCCTCTTCTCTGTCTTAAGTGGTATCCTATTAGTGTTTAGGATAGAACCTTCTTCCTTTAACCATGCCTCTGGTATTACTCTATGTGCCCAAAGAAAACCCTTTTTGTCACACCAATCAGCATAGGTACTCTTAGCACCCTTGTACAACTTTGCATTACTGTTACTGAATACAAATCTAATATCTAGCTCTGGGTGCTGCTTGCGTACCTCTATGTGTTTGTTTCTATCGTCACTACCAAAGATGCCTTTCGTTTCTATTAGAATACCATTGTCTAACTGGAAGTCTGGGGTGTAGGTTCTGTACCTTAGGTCTTCCCACTCTATCTTCAGCTGCTCATAACGTACAGCCTTCTGACATTTAGCAAGTGCAAGAGCAGTGGTATTCTCTAGACCGCTCCTGTACTTACCTTTTGCATGATACCTTTTAGTTTTCGCCATCGACATAAACATATTCTACTAAGGGTGCAGCTTTAGTTCCTGAGTAAACCTTAGATGGTAACTGTTGTAGTTCAGGCCAGCACTTCTTCTTATGGTCACACCATGAGCAGGTCTTACATAACTTATAGTTACCACTAGGCTTCTTACGGTATGTCTCTGGCTCAGCTGTGAAGCAACGCTCAAAGGGTTCATCATTGTTGATGTACTCAATGGTACGTTTAATAGAAGACATGACCTCTTCTACATTAGCATTCTCTGCTGAGACATACTTGAACTGCCCGTTAACTTTATTGATTACCCACCAGCCACCTACACCTTTACCTGATGCTACAGCGTAGCCTATAAGCTGTGGTATGTAACCAAAGTCATCACTATATTCTAGTGCCTCATAGTTAATGAACTTATTATCAAAGCCATAAGGTGTAGTAGATTTAACGTCATCAATATTACCATCAAGTAGGATGTCATACTCACCGTTAATCTCTACGTCATCTAACTTAAGCGTTACCTTTTCGTTATCTCCAAAGTCAACACCCGCTGCACGAAGCACCCCTTTAAACATTGCCTCACTCCAATCACCCATCAGCATGTTGAACATGAAGGATGTAGGCTTATCAATGTCAGTCTCTGGGTCATTCTTAGCATACCAAAGCTGACACCTTGGCTTACCAATGTTAGACATACGCAGTCTAAACTCATCACGTGGGCCTGAGTTAAACTGTTTGTTGAGTGCAGCAGCCACATCCGTGGCTACTTGCTGTATTACCTCCTCACTCATAGAGGCTTTACCTTCTATGGCAGACCTAAGGAATGCGTGTACAGATAGCTCTGCAGGATGCATCATCCCTCAAACTCACGCACTTCAACGATAGAACCTACGATGGCAGCATCTTCTTCTGATAGACTGCCAGCGTTAGCCTCATCATACTTACCTTCAATCCATTGGTTAGTGCCAGAGATCCAAGCAAGGAAGTCCTTTAGTGTCTGACTGTCATCAGGTGCATAGTCTACCTTATCTCCAAGTGAAGGTACGATGATAGCGTACTTACCGCCTGAGGGTAAGTCACGTTTAGCGTTACCCAGTTTGATTGTATGCTCTACTGGTGTAAGCTTCTTAGTGACGATCTGACTAATGGAAGCATCCATAGCTTTGAGAGAATCCATATTCTTTACATCCATGACGAATGGGATCTCTGTGTCATAACCTGATACAGCTTTACCTGTTTCATCAATAGGCTTATCCATCTTAAGCATACCCAAGAATACACGTACCCGTTTTACACTACGGATTACATTCTTCATATCTTCTGGTAGTGCATTGAAGTCTTTAATGTAACCAGAAGGGCGTCCAAGATTAAACTTACCAGTAGTATCTTTTAAGTCTTTGTTAAGACTAGAAGCTAACAAAGTCTTATGCATAGTATTGGCATTGGAATCCCAACGCTGCAACTGATGACGCTGTGAGAAGATACGTACTGATATTGTCTTACTGTACACTACCTCACCATCAGGCATGGTCACCTTATAAGAACCTACAGGTACTTTGATGTGCTCATCACCCTCTTCGTCTGTTACTGTGAGGGCTGAGTGTACCTGACCCACTCTTGCTAAGGCTGATTGAGAAGAGGTTGTAGTACCTCCTGTACTCAGGCCCATTGCTTCTGCTAGAGACATTCCGTCTACTTTAAGTGCTACTTCTGTATTCATTGTGATATCCTTTATATCTTATTACAGTTGAGGGAGGCTAAGTTATACCCTCACACGTCTTTAGTGTCAAGCCAATTCGGCCCAATCTTTGCCTCTAATAATAGAGGTACATTCATCTTAACTTTATAGTAGTCGTACACAATATCATTCAAGTCCATGTTGAGTGAGTTAATTATTTCTATCACCTGATCTTTCTCATAGGGATGAATGTCTATCACCATAGAATCATGAACACTGTTAACTACTTTAGATCTCATGGAGATCAACCTGTTCTCTAGTTCTACTAATACTACAGGTACGATATCGCCTGTGGCAAAGCCTTGAACAGGATAGTTCTTTATCATGGTGAAGTTTGTGGGTAACCCATTTGTTCTCCTCTCTGTGCCGGGGAAAGCGTACTGCCTACCACTCTGATTAGTAATTTTCTGATAACGTATAGCCTCGTTACCTAACTTCTTGTGCCATGCTGCGATACCCTCATACTTCTCAATGAAGTGGTGGTAGTATGCAGCTTCAGCAGGTGTACGTCCGTACCCAGTAGCCCCGAAGAGGGGAGCAAACGTATGCTCTTTTGCTTGCTGGCGTGTGGTGTTCTGCCCTGCCTCAGTAATAACCTTGGCGGTGTAGCTGTGTACATCAAAGCCTGTCTCAATCTCAGCCATAGCCAATGCATCCTGACTTAGGAAGGCAGCTACACGAAACTCAAGCTGAGCAAAGTCGGCCTCACAGATGTACCCACCCTCCCATCTAGATACAAATACTTTTTTTACTGGGAAGGTTCCTCCTCTTGGCATGTTTTGCATGTTGGGATTTCTTCCACTGAAACGTCCTGTGGCTGTGATATGCTGGGTGAGTCCAACGTG